GAATGTTTACCTTGAGCTTTTTGGACTAACAAAAACCTACGAGTGGACTTGGCATATATTAATGCCCCACTACATACAATTTCTGTTACAGTCTTAGTCTCCATAAACCTTGCCTATATTCACCTTCGAATGATTTAGTCCAAGCAAGACCATCCCACTTGTACTGAACTCCAGTGTATATATTCGTTTGATAGACAGGGTCTGTCAGGTCTTGATTAGCGGCAGCTTCAAAAATGACATGCCAGGCAGATCCGTCCCACTCAACAATATCATTTTCATGTGCTATAAAATCACTGCCATCGTCATTTTTCCATGCATCTGGACCGTCATCGTTAGTCGGGTCGCCAATTGATTCAATAAGCAAGTAGCGGAAACCAGCTTGTGGTTCAAGTCCTGAACCGTTTGGTCCAGTTGTTAGCGGATTTACAATAGCCTTAAAAGTTCCGTGACTGTCTAAACTTAAACTAGTATACCCGCCGTATTGGTCGATTGTAGTATTTGTAGGGTAGGTGTCCTGATCCCAATTTACTACTGCAATACTGCCGTCAGTTGGATCAATAGCAAATGTCCCTGATACTTCAGTGCCAGATGGTTGTAAGATATACAGTTTGCTTAGACCGGCTTTATACATACCAGGATATTGATCAAGTATCACACGCCAGTCGATTGGCGGTCCATATCTTTCTGATATAGCAATAGCAAAAGCGTTCTTAGCTAGAGCTTCACTTGGAGCTAATAATACCGCTCTTCCGTTATAAACTTGTAATCCGTAATTACGTATATTAACAAATACGGTACTCATTAAATCACCAATAGCACTTGATCTATCAGCACCAGCATCAACACCTAAGCCGTCAATGTACGTGTCCTCGGGAGCACCAAAGCCATTATTAATACTAGTAACAATAGCAGTAATAATTCCCATCTGTTTAACTTTAACAGGAGGATTAATCCATATAGGTGTTGATAATGTTAATGTAGCAAGATCAATTGGGCTGTCAATACCGACCGGAATGCTTCTACTAGACCAAGTTAAGTCAGTAATTTCTAAAGTTGTCAAACTAGTCCAGTCAATGTAGTTGTCGGTTGTTTGCAATTCGAGAGTTGGATTAAACAATACTAATATTTGTTCTAAAATTTGTAACTTCTGATCAGTATTTGCCGCCCAGATATCTGCCTTCATTGATAATTTAAAAGGCGTGGGCATTAATCTTTCTACGGTATAATTTTCACCTTGGTTAGTGCTATAGTATCCAGTGTCTTGGTCAACGCTACGTTCTCTAACGTGAACTTTACCTATATAACTTGAATCAGCTAGACGGTCCTTATCCATAGCAAGTCCAGTGATATACACACTAATTCTTGGTGTGCTGTTAATTTTATTTTCACTGTTCTGTCTCATTATGGCAGCAGCCTGTCTATCAGCATCGCCATAGACTACTGGAATCTGCACAAGTGTACCATCACCGTATTTTACACTGAAATGACTCAGTGCTCTAATAGTTTGTAAAAGATATCTACGGATTTGTCCGTCGTAAAAATGTAACATTATAGATCTGCCTTAGGTTTAAGTGCCTTACTAATTGACTGACGCTCTTGAATATATGAGTCGTACAATGTCCAACGCACATCAGTACCAATCGGTGTATTAGCACTTAAGGTAATCAACGCATTACCGCCTGCACCAGCTGTAACATTAGCAGTCTTAACAATGACATCACCAATTACAACCTTAGCACCCATACCTGCTAAACTGAACAGGAGTCTGTACTGTATTGCCAACAACTGTTGGATGATAAACTCCATCAAGAATAATATTGCTACCTGTGATAGCAGTATTATTAACAAATCCGGTTTTAAGAGTTGCACGATCATCAGTGTTAGTCATAGTGTGTCGAATGGCATCTTCAACTTTAATCCAGCGTGTACTATCATAGCGGAATAATCTATTAGGCAACATGTCTGTTCGTAAAAAGTAATCACCTTTTAGTGCATTACCGGGAAACTGTATACCGTGACCAAAGTCAGCACCGTTAGGTGGTACACCATCCCCAACTAGATAGCCAGTATATCCGCTACGTAACGGACGTTGGTTAATTTCTTCAGCACCAATTGCTGTTGAGCTGGCTAATATTTCTGTTTCAGAAGCAGTCTCTAGTAAGGTTTCACCGGATGCATTAGTGGCAATTGTAAAGAAGTGGCGTGTTTCATATCCGCTCTTAGGAGCATCTGCTTCTGCTTGTGCAAGAACACTTTGATTAATTTCAAGTTCTTTAGCACGAGTACTCAACACTTCTCCAATAGTCTTCCCTTCAACCGGATCACCGTTGGCATCAA